GGGATAGAAAAATGAAGAGTATGAAAGCCGATGTTGCCAAGTATGGTGGATCTGGTGGACTGGTAGATAAAGTTTATAATGCCCTAGTCAAAGTTCCTGAATTCAACCGATTGGCAATGGATTCTCAAGGTGAGATATCTATGATGGTAGTAAAAATGATGAAGTAATGTATGAATATATCTGCAATGATTGTAATTACAAAATTGAATATCATCTTAGAGTTAGGTCTTGCAACAAATGTAATAGTGAAAATCTTACACAGTTACAAGACGAAAACTCTAAAAATGCATACCTGTCTATAGATGATATCGAAGTACCTGTTCAGCAAAAATTTAAAAAAATTTACTACCAAGACCAACTCTGGTATTGGAGAAGAGAACCAAGAAACGCTACAAAACATAAGCTCAAGGAACTATCCAAAAAGCTACGTGAAAACTTTAAAAAAACAAAAGATATGTTGTAAATATATCTTTTAACTACTACATATATGTTGTTAAAAGAAGAGTTTTATTCTTGACTCATCGTTATCAATAATCCCTTCTTTAGCCAATGGAGCTAAAAGTATTCTAACCTTATGCACGTAAAACTTGTCTATCATCTTTTCAGGATCAAATTGCACTATACTATTGAATTCGGTAGGCCATTCATTAAAAGTAATACTATCTGCTTCGAATGGGTTCTTTCGAACATAAATTACTTTAGCTTTAAGCCCTTCCTTTACGTCTTCATACTGATCTTCAATGTCTAGGTGCTTTAAAAGCATCCTGTAGTTATAGACTCCCTTGATATGCCAAGGTGTTGCTTTCTTAGGACGGTCCCCGCTTAGGTATTTCCTGATATTATTAATTCCTACATTAGCTGCAAGGTCTTCTGCTTCCAGTTTTCTTAACTCTTTCCTATGTTCTCTGATTTTTGCAGAGATTACTTCATCTTCTTCCTGTCTCATGATCATTTCCATGATGATTTTCAATCTAGGCCTGATTGCTTCCGAACTATCGGACCTAACGATCTCCAGCCCCGTAACCGATATATCATCTTTGCTTACTCCCTCTTTGTCTACAAGCCAATAAGCATACTTCTTTTTCTTTACAAACAAAGCAGTCTTAGCTATAATCTCTTGCTTAAAGCCTATTTTGAAGTCTCGCACTTGGGAATTATAATCACCTAGTTGAATTTCATTAAATATCCGTTTATCAATGTACTTCTCTGTTGCTCCTGATATTTTTTTGATCCATTCTATCTTAGTCTTATCATCTAGCATTCCCCACCATTCACCTAAGTTATTATCAACTATCCACTGTCCTAGTAAAACGAATAAACTATCAGTATCTATATGTAGCCAACATAATCTTTTTGAATATCATTGACCATTTTTGCACCTCCCCACCTCAATACATTTCCATTTCTTATGATGATTTCTTAGACCCTTAGAAACCTTACACATAAGTTGAGGACTTAAATTATTTTTCCTACAAAAATCATTTATTCCTTTTATTCTAAATTCTTTTCCTTCTGGAGAAGTAACTATATATTCTTTAGCTAAAAAATGTTTTTCTCCGAAAGGTGGTCCTTTAAGCCACGGTATTTTCTTTCCTTTAAATGGATGATTTTTCTTTTTAGTTTGACTTATCTTTTTAATTACTTCTTTAGGTCTTTTTTTACCATAAAAAGGATGGTCTTTACCACTTAAAAAACCATCTCCACCAGCAGTGGAGTTATAGTTATTAGATTTATAAGAATCGAATTCTTTTATATAGAAAATTTCTTTTTCTTTTATTTTTTCTTTTGATATATTTTCTTCTATTATTTGACATTCAAAATTATCAATTCCATATTTATCTATTGCATTAGTTAAATGAGTTATACTTCTTCTATCATTTTTATGAGCGGATAGTCTTTTATATAAGTTATTTGTTTTACCTATGTAAATTTTTCGGTTTATTTTATTTTTTAATAGATAAATTAGATACATGCTATATTTATTTTCATATCCTTATATTGAGTTGAATTTACTTTCATTTCATGTAGAATAGAATTTAACTCTTCTGATTCTACTGGATTATTTAAAAGCTCATTACAGAACCTTTCGCCTGATTTTATAGTGTGCCGACCGCAACTAGTTATTGCTTCTGCAATATACACATTGAAGTATCTGGAATATGGTACGGCAAGGATTCCAAAGAATGCATTCATCATAAGTTTTTGAGCAAGCTGTAATGCGTCAAGTTCACGTTCTCTATCTTTGCATTGCTTCTGCTCTAATCCTTCACATTCATTGACCCTATTACCAAAATCATTTCTCATTCCCTTTACTTCTTTTCGTTTAAAGAAAATGGACTTTTCAACTTCCGCAATAACTCCTGTTTTTTTGGTTGAGAATACAGAACCACAGGGAGCAATAGCTAAAAGTCCCCTACCTAAAGCACTATTGAATTTTTTTAGTTGATCTTCATTTAGGTTTACCGTTGTCCAATTATGATCCACTTCTTTAACCATTTTAAGACTCGGAAATTTTCTTTTATTAGTATAGTCAATAACTTCCCTCTCACTCATCCCGGTAATAATACCCATGAAAGTCTCAAGGGACATATTCAATGCAATAATATGAGATGGATAACTACTAGTGATATCAACATCCACTACCCAATTCCATAAACCGATATTAGGTTCCTTGACATGTGCAGCAGTAAATGTCTTTTGATGACCACCAAAAAAATGCGGAGCGCATAATTTATTTCTTCTGAAATGCGTAACCATAGCACCTTCGATTAATTGAGTCATTGCATTGTAGTACTTCATAGGTGCTTTACATAAAAGGCTTAATGCTTGAACTGTTCTGATATATCCTAATTGGTTCTCAAGGTCATGGACCCTCTCACAGTCAACAATGTTGTAATCAACAAACGTGTCCCAATCTTTTTCAGCGAATTCGTTTAAGTCTTTATAACCCAATGAATGCCAATCAAGCTTACCACTTTTCAATTCCTTTTGTGATACATATTCCAGTGTATAGCGTTCAAGCTTCTTCCCATACCATCTATAGAGACTGTAGTAATCAAGAATAGCAATACCACCCATATCAATATTAACTTCATCTGGTCTGAGTTTTTGCTTCCAGACATTGACTACATTGATAGGTGACATTTTTCTATAAGCCTTGTTTCCTTTGTCTTCTCCAAGTAGATTTTTAGTTCTATTGAAAATATACGGTAAGTCAAACGCCCAAATATTCCATCCACTGATAACATCACAGGGATATTTTCTAATATAGGCAAAGAAGCGTTTTAGTAATTGCTCTTCCGTATCACAAGCAATATACCTAGCGTTATCACCGTTATACTTCCTATCTTCAATAATATCATATCCGAAAGTAATTGTTCTGGAAGTATCACTATCTCTTATGGATATTAGAATAATTGGATCATTGGCATCTTTAGGATCTGGAAACCCTTCGGTTCCCATTACTTCTATATCAAGATAATAAGTCTTTAGGTTAGGCACTGGTATTTCTTCGTCTGGTATCCCATGATACCGTTCACCAAGAAATTGAGTTTCCATCCTAACCTTGTTTTCAAATATATTTGGACCATCGTTTTCTTTTAAGAAGTTAGTATAGCTATAGTAATCTGGAAATGTCTTCTTCGCCACAGGTCTTCCATATATGTTTTTGATATCCGATTTATTTGTTGGGATATAAACATAAGGCACCCACGGTATTTCTGTATACAACCTTTCTCCATCTATTTGTTCCCACAAACACATTACTGATTTTTTTATATTATAATAACATGAAGTAAAAATAACTCCCCCTTGTAGATTATTTATCTACCCTCCTAATACTCCTTTCATTTACATATTTTGCGTTATCCATAACGGATTCAATACCGTTAAGGCATCCTGATTCTGTCTTATATCCTTCGGAACTGCAAAGGATTCTACCATTTTTGGCTTTCAGTCTAAATCTGTATTCACCTTTTTTGTCTTTGTAGTATTCAAACATTTTAATCACCCCCTAGTCTAATTTAAAATCATCTTCATCGAACATCCAAGGATTTTCGTTTGAGAACTTTGTACGTCTAAAAAGTCTTACATCTTCTTCCAGCATCTTTATTGCATCTGGATTATATATAGCATATGCAGGATGGATTGTAAACAACACAGGATATTCTCTAGTAGTATTATCTAAACGAAAATGCCTGAAAGACCCACGCTGTCTAGTTATTCCTTCCATATCACCAGTGAAAAAATATTTCGCATAGTTACCTAAAACAAGTATTTTTTCTGGATCAATTATTTTAAAATACTTCCTTAACCATTTGCTACAACTTTCAAGTTGTATGTTTGTAGGCTTTCCATTTCTACTACCATTAGTTACTGGTCTGCAATTAACTGAATTGATAATCAGGAACATGTCCCGTTTGAACTTCTCTTCTCCTAATACATTCTTTAATATTTCTCCAGCCTTGCCTATAAATGGTTTGTTGAGTCTGATTTCACTATATCCCGGTGCTTCACCCAATATCACAAATTTAGAATGCTCACTCCAATGTGGTCTAGCACGACCATTCTTGTATAAATCACAATCTTTGCATTTAGATATTTGATCATCTAATAAGTCTAGTAATCTTAATTTCTTACTATTCAACATTGAATTCATCTTCCTCAAAAAATTCTTCTTCTGGTGGTACTTCTGCTATGATTTTTGATATTCTCTTTTCCAAGCTTTCAAAATAAACTAGATCATATCTGTTTGTAGTATTTGCTGAACTAGAAAATGAAGACGGTGATAATGATTCATTTTCTAGTGACCAACGCCAACGACTTCTGGTATATTGATTATGATCATCTTCATTTTGTAATTCTAATTCGTGTAGAGTATTTAACTTATAATTTTTAATCGCTTCAATATGTTCCTTTAATCGCTTCATTTCTTCTACTTTTTCTCTAATTTTTTCTTGATATTCATAAAAACCTTCGGTAGAAGCATTTACTGCGTCCGGTTTCTTTAAAAATTTTTTATAGAAGTCTTTAAAGCTTATCATCGTCTTCTTCTCCCCCTATTTTCTGTTTGTTCTTCTCGTTCCGCTTGTCTTGCTTCACGATCCAATGGAGTTCTGCTATCACCTGATTCACTAGCATCAGCTATCCATAGATCTTCTTCGGTAGCATCATACATCTTTAAACTTCGTGAGTCAAGGAAAAATTTATTAATTTCATTGACACGTCCACCGATACGACTTTTGAGAATTTTATAAATAATTTCAGACTCATATGTCATTGACTCTTCATCAATTCCTAATAAAGCCATAAAATCAGATGTAGCGGGAATTCCCATTGACTCCGCAATGTAGTTAAAATCTATTTCTTTAAAAGTAGTAAAAAATCCTTCTCTGTTTAATTGGGAAACTGATACGATTGGACAACGAAATTCAAAAGATAAGGCTCTAAGTTCTTCGGCTACTCGCTTAATAGATGAGTAGAGATTGGTATCTGTTTTGTATGCTGCTTTCATCAGGTTGATATAGTCAACGTAAATAATAGAGGGTACTTTGTCTCGCATTACTAATTCACGCAAATACACCTTGAAGTCATTTACGGATGCTGCTCCAGTGGGATATTGCTTTATGAATAACTCCCCTCTGTTTTCTGTTCTACCAACATCCCTTAACTTTAACATTAGCTTACGTCTGTTATCTCTGCCAGTGATATACATTTTATTGATATCCATCAAAGAATAGATACCATCAAACCTTTGGGCAAACGCATCTTGAGACATTTCCAGTGTGAGGACTACTACATTATGACCATGTAGTACTTGACGTGCTGCAAAGTTAGCCATTGTATTACTCTTGCCACCATGTATTTTTGCAGTTAAAACGCTTAGTGTGTAGGGGGGGAATCCACCATTTATAAGCTCATCGAACATATCAAAATAGGTGGGGATTCTGGTTTCGTTTGCCGAAAAGATACGTCTTAGGCGTAAACCTAGTTCATCAAAATATTGAAGTCCCAAGTCAATTCTGATATCTTTAATCAATGCATTTTCTATTCGATCACGGACTATTGCTCTTCGTTCTGGATCTTCTATATCATCGAGAGAATCCACTATTGCCAGTTTCATTGCTTTTTCTTTCAGGTAGTTATTTGCCGAATCTAAAAGAAATTCATAGCTTTGACCGATATCAAAATCATTGGCTTCTACTTCTTCTATTTTTATCTTGACTTCTTCTGAATGCTCTGATGAATCTATAACCGCTTCTATTGGTGGTAGTGTGCTATATTGATTTACATAGTCCCTGCTGAATTCGAAAGTATGCCTAACATACGGATCATCAAAATACTCCGGTTCAAATACACTGGTTATCAGGATAAGGAAATCTCTATTAGTAAGCATACCCTTCAAAATAATGCTTTCTAAGAAGTCACTGCTGAAATTATTCTCCATAAATCTATTATACGCTAGTTTTTTTTGTTTGTTAACATTAACAAACAAGTTTTTTTATGCTATTATTTATATATGAATATCAACGAAGAAATATTTAACGAATTAAAAGCAGATCATCCGATTGAAGAACTAGTCAAATTTTCCGATCTAAATATTAATGAAGCTCTACAGGAAAACGAAATGATGGTAGTAAAGTACAAGGAGTTTTACTACAATGAGCTTGCTGTGTTAGAAGAGCTTGAATCTAAGATGGAAAAGCTGGTAGGTATAAGAT